CGCCGCGCAGGTGGTGCAGCCGTCGCATGAACACCGGCTGCATCTCGCAGCGGCCGGTGTGCTTGCACCGAAACTCGGCCTCGGTGAACTCGGGGGAATAGTCGGCCCAGTTCACGGCCGCCCCATCCGAGCCTGGTGCTCGCGGCTTTCGCGCATGTCGCGCCGCACCACGGACCACATTTGCAGCAGCAGGCTCACCAGCGTGAGTAGCAGCCCCGCCACGGTGGCCAGGCCCGGGCCAGTGGTCAGCCAGTCGCCCACACCGGTGAGGCTGGCCCCGATGGCCGAGGCCTTGACGGCGGGGGATGACACGGCCTCCGCGGCGGCTGCGGCCAAGTGGGTGCGAAGTTCGCTCATGGTCAGTTGTTGATGTCGGCGGCAGACCGGCCGATCTCCAGCCAGGCCCCCGCCCCACCGTTGGCGGCGGAGTCGTACTCAAACTCGACGCAGCGGTTCTTCCCGCTGGCCGGCGCGGTGAACGCCCCCGCCAACGCGTAGGCCGACCCCCACGTGATGGCCCCCAGCGCGCCGCCGATGGCGTTCTTCACGCGGATGACGATGCGCTGCCCGTCAGCACCGTTTGACGGGTTGTTGATCTGGAACGCAGCGCCTGTGCTCGCCACAACCCTGAACTGGTTGCCGAGCGTGGCGTCGATGGTGACGTTGGCCCCGAATGCTGGTAGCACAGCGGCCATCTTGAGAGAACCTACGATCGACACCCGCCGCAGCAGATAGTCGATCTCAAACGCCACACCGGCGGGCGTTGCTACAGCGAACACCCCGGCGATGTTGCGCAGAATGATGTCGCGGTCGGTGAAGGTGTTCGCGCGCCACACAACGCGCGAACCGCCCGCCGCGTCAAACATGGCCAAGAAGTTCGGCGGCGCCACGCTCGAAGCCTCGAAGTCATGGTGCGCGCGGGGTTGGTTCCGCCCCCCTCCGTAGGAGGTGTAGGACGTCTTGCGTTCCACCAAATAAGGCGTGTAGTCGCCGATGGTGTCCCAGGGGGTGGTGAACTTCTGCAGGCACCAGTTGGACAGCTCTTCATCGGTCAGTGAGGCCCCGACTGTCGTTCCCTGCAGGATCTGCCACGTCGCCAGCCCATTCACCATCGTGGCGTAGCCTGCGCGCCGATTGTCCAGCGCGTCGCGTGCCCCGCTAAGGTTCATGTCATTGGACACGATCCAAACCGGCGCCCACTGTGCACGCAGGCTGATGGTGTTGCCGTCGTGCTGCCCCAGCGGTGTCGTCTGCGGCGTGTGCATCCAGAACCGGAGCTGCGCTCCGTCATACGCTGTGGGGAAGCCGGCGTAGGTGGCGCCTTCGCATGAGTCGACCAAGACGGTCGGCTTCGTTGCCGCGCTGAAATCAGGCCAGGTGGCGCGGTTGGTCTGAACCAGCCCGTAGTTGATCCACGAGTTGACTTTGGCCATAGCGCCGCGTCCGACGGCCTGCGCGGCGGCGATGGCTGCCTGCAGCGCCGTCTTGTTCGCGGCAGCGAGAGCGGCTGTGCCGCCGCCGTGGTCTTCCGAAGACCGCGACTCGTCCAGCTTTTCTTCGGTGGTTCGATCCACGGCGGCAGCGCCGCTTGCCTTGTACCCAGTGAGCGCCGCACCCTGCCCGCCTCTTGTGGTGCCTGCGATCTGAATCAGCACGTCGGCGGCGCTGCCGCTGATGGGCGCCGCGAGGAACGGCTGGCCGGTCGTCGGGTGAAATAGCAGCTGCAGGCCGCGGCGGTCCAGGGCCCGGGGCAGATCGTCGATGCTTTCGCCAGCGGGTCCGCGAAGCGAGTTCTGCGGAGCGTTGACGCCGCCCAGAATCTCCTGCAGCGTGTACCAAAGACGGTTCAAGTCGTCGTTCAACGTGGCTGCCGGTAGGTCGCCGTTGTTCTGGTACTTGGTGTCTCGCTTCAGCTTGCTTTGCCGGTAGCGCCGGACCAGCATGCCGTTGGGCGGCGGCGCGATGAACACAACGCTGCCAGCGTTTGTGCCAACCCCTGTGACGGTGTAGTCGACGCCCAGCACGTACGGGGTGAGCGCGCCGGCAAGGTAGCCCTTGACCACCAAGTCGCCTGCCGCCAAGACGGTGAAGTTGTGCGGGAACACTGTCGTCACGCCGTTGGCGAGCGACGCGGCTACTGGGTTCTCGACATCGACTGACATGGCGCCTCGCGTGTGACCGCGGGCGCTGAGGGATCAGCTCTCTAGCTCGATCTCGTGCACACCCGCTGATGGGCGCCAATCCTCTTCGTGGGTTGATGGCGGGTTCCAGCCATCGGAGTAAGCAGCGCGGCTGATGCGCTCCGGCGTCTCGGTGACGGCTCCGGCCAGCGAGTCCAGGTGATCGTCGGGCTGCTCGGTGATGGCCGGGTTCCAGTCGCGCATTTGTGGGAAAGCCGGGCCGTCTCGCACGGTGATGTGAGCCCACAGCGCAGCGCTGGTGATCGGGCCTTCCAACGCGTCCAAGATGCGGCGATTCTTGTTCTGCGTCTCGTGCTTCTCCGTGACGCCCACTGGGTGCTTCAGGCGCCCGGCCTTTCGCGCCTGGGTGAGCGCGGCCTTCAGGTGCTGCGGCGCGAACGTGCCGGCGCCGTTGGTTTCCACCACCACGCGCGGTAGGCTGAGCTCGACCACGGTGTCGACGATCTGCAGCACTTGGCCGCCGATGATCTTCTCGCCCGCATCGTCCAGCTTCACCACCTCGCCCTGAAGATCGATTGAGCGGTGCCAGTAGCGCCGGCCCTGCTCATCCTGCAGCACCACGGCCAGCGATGACGAGTCGCTCTTGAGCTTGCCGCTGCTGGGATCCCACTTCACCGATGCGCCAACGATACGCACGTCGTCCAGCCACATCGCCACCTGCCCGTTGGCATAACGGATCGTGGGCTCGTCGGCGTAGACCGGGATGCGCGTCGGGTCCAGGCGCACCTCGGAGATGGGCTTGGCCTCCAGCATGTACTGGCTGTCCCAGCCGTTGAGCGTGAGCGTGTTCTTGCGCCGCTTCTCGAGCTCGATGCGGTTGAAGCGCTCGGGCCAAGCGCAGCCGGCGCAGACGTCGATCACCACGCCTGGCGGCTTGGAAAACAGCAGCTTACCCAGCACCACCTTGTAGTCGACGCCCTCCACCATCAGCCGCGCTGTCTTGTCGATGCCGGCGAACACGTACAGGCCATCAGGCCCGGGCTTGAACGGCAGCGGGTAGGCGTGGCGCGTGCTGGTGTCGGTAAAGCGCCTGGCGTGCGCGAAGAGCGGGATCTTCAGCACGGCCGCGCCCCCCTTGATCTGCTCGGGATAGATCGAGTCATGGGTGTGCGGCGTGCCGATGTAAGTCTTCTGCGCACCCGGCACCGCGATGTGCGTCGATTCGTTGATGCGCTGGCGCAGCCGCAGCCGGGCCTCGGGCGTCTCGATGTTGCCCGGCACCTCCACGTCGTCAAAGTCGACGTCATCAGCTCGCGCGCCGGTGGCGTTGCTGTCCACGCCCACGGCTCGCATGCTGGGGTTGCGCGCGTCCCGTGCGCCGTTGACCCAGAACTTCTTCGCGCTTGGCCGCGGCGGCAGCACGCCGCGGCACCACGGGTGATTCCGCAGCACGTTGATGGTGTCGGCCGTCAGCATGCCCGCGGTGGGGCCGTCCGCTGACCACACGAGGGAGCGGTGTGCACGGTTGCGCCACAGCTTCCAGGCCTTGTAGACGCCGTAGTTCGTGGACTTCGAGGCGCCTCGGAACACCATCATCACCCGGTCGCTGGCGCGCTCTTCCACCAGCCAGATGCACATTCGAATGTGAAACTCGGGCACCTTCCAGCCCTGAACCTCGGCCCACCGCTGGTGGAACGCCAGGAAGCTGGCGGTGTCAGCGCTTTGCATTGCGCGGCTTGGCGCGCTCGATCACCGCTGCCGCTGCTTTTTCGTAGCGGTGGATCTCGGCCTCGATGCTGGCCTCTTCATCCTGGTCATCGGTTCTCGCCGCCGGTGTCGCCGGCGTCTCTGGCGTCACGATGGCGCCGCCCAGGCTCGGGCTCTGCATCATGCGCTGCACCTGCATCGTCAGCGCCACGCTGGTCACTGCGGTGCTGCGGCACCACTTCGCATCGCCGCGCTCTTCGCGCGTCATGTCGCACAGCTTCTTGCTGCCGGCCGTCCAGTTCTCCGGGTCGGCGTCGCGCAGCGCCACCTCGATCAGCTTGTCGTGCAGCGTGGAAAGGCGGGAGAGCTGATCGTCGCGCATGG